TTGCCACAAATCATCATCAACGGTAATATGATTGGTGGGTTCACAGAACTAAGAGACTATTTAGAAAACACAGCCGGCGGATTCGGCAAAGGCGAAATATGATGTTAATAGACAAAGGTGTTACAGTAGGTGAAGTTGTAACAATCAAATTGACCAGCGGAGAAGAGCTGGTAGCAAAATTAGTAGAAGATCAAATCATGCACTACAAACTAGCGCATCCCATGGTTATCGCTATGAGTCCAAAAGGACCAGCACTCATGCCATATCTGTTTACCGTGGATCCCAGCAAACAAGTAAGAATAGCCAAATCTGTGGTAGCTGTGGCAGAAGCCACAGACAAGCAGTTTGCTGACCAATTTATACAACAGACCACTGGGATTGCATTGGCTTAAATAGTTCATGGCACTCGCTACAACACCTACAATTAGTCCTAGTCCCGGAGCGGCGAACAGCCCCAGCGGACCGTTTACCCCATCAGCACATACTCATCCGTTTACTGCTATTACAGGGCTGCGATTTGGCACCAATGGTCGTGTAGAACCGGTATATGATGCTGCCAACGTCTATGCTAACGGAGTGGTCATTGCCCTTTACGATGCGGCCACCACAGAGGGTGCGTTTACTGCCACTGCTGTGCCACGGGTCACTGTGACTTCAGCTGTGCAGAACGTTGAAGGTGATGACGACAACACCGCAGGCAAAGTTCAAGCAGATAGATTTTTGTCTGAAGGCAGGATCACTGCCGCAGAACACAAGACTCTAACCACCACTCCTCAACCCAAGACAGAAGGTGTAAAAGCCAGTGCTGCCAAACAGAGTCAGCCTTTCACTCCTGTGCCTGCCACAATAACCATGGACATGGTGTTGACTCCCAAAGGCACAACTCTAGCACAGATGATAAAAAATGTCACCTTCCCTAGAACTGTTCCACAGTTGGCACAGCATCATCCATCAGTTTCTGGACCGCAAGCAGTGGTCAACAATCTCGCGGCATTGGCCCAGAATTGCTTAGAGCCTATCAAAGCCAAATATCCTTCGATGCTGATAACAAACTCATACAGACATGGATCAACAATCGGAGGTGGAGCTCATGGTACTGGCCAGGCCTGCGATCTACAGTTTCGCGGAATACCTGCACACAGTTATTTTGAAATAGCTAAATGGATTGAACAAAATGTACCATATGATCAGTTGTTGCTGGAATATCTACCAGGTAAGACTACGTGGATACACATGAGCTTTGCACTACCAGGACTGCCATACGGCGGTCTCAGCACAAGAAAATCCAAACCCGGAAACATATTAGCCACACTGAATGGAGCAGCAGGCGGAAGATTTACTCCCAATCTGCATAAAGACATCCTCGTGGCCGCATTGCCTAACATTGTGGTGGCATCATAACATGAAAAAATTATTTTGGAAAATACTAGGATTTCTCAGTCTAGGCATGGCCTATGTTGGGTTAATCACTCCAGGAATACCCTACAGCATATTTGTGGTGTTTGCCGCATACTGTTTTGCCAAAGGATCGCCTAAGATGCATGCCTGGATCTACAATCACAAACTGTTTGGGCCATTCTTAACCAACTGGGGTGAGAAGAGAGTATTCCCAAACAAGATGAAATATTTTATGTTGGCCATGATGAGCAGCAGTTTGGCTATCATGTGGTTGACAAACGTGCCTGCTCGTGGTATACTATACACAGCAGCCTTTATGTGCTTGGTGGCAATTTGGGCCTGGAGATGGCCCGGAAGTGTCGAAGCATATGAAAAACGCATTGCAGAAGGTAAAAAAGTTGGTTGGTTTAACAATCAATTTTAAATACACACACAGATAAATATTTTTAACACAAGGAAAGAAAGTAAAATGGTAACAGGAAAAGTAAAATGGTTCAACGATGCCAAAGGTTTTGGCTTTATTACACCAGATGACGGCGGCGCAGATTTATTTGCACACTTCTCACAAATTAATTCAAGTGGCTTCAAGAGCTTACAAGAAGGACAGAGTGTAAGTTTTGAAGTAACTATGGGCCAGAAAGGTCAACAGGCTAGCAATATCCAGCCTGCGTAATATGAAACTGTATCAATTCATTGTAACAGTTTTAATTGTTATATTTGTTTTGGTACATGTTTTCATGTAAGGAATTGTTGTAGTCCTTGAATGGACAAAGTTGTAAAGTAAGGCATTCTGGACGCGGGTTCGACTCCCGCCAGGTCCACCATAAAACATATTGAATGCGGCAAATGGTAAGTCGCCGAAAGGGATGTGGGTTCGAGTCCTACTTTAGTATGTTTTATAATGGGCCTGCCATGGTTTCGACAGGGTGAGATAGGATAACGACTCAACACGTGGGGTCACGTAAAATACAAAAAACGTAAATGCAAACGCAGATACATATGACTTCAGTGCAATGAGCTTCACTGGCAACACAGTTGCTAATGACAGCAGATTTGCTCTAGCTGCCTAAAAAACAGCGGTCCGGGGTAGGAAATACCTTGTAAACAAAACTACCAAAAGCGGCTATTCGTAGCCGCTTTTTCTTGACACATATAGTAGAAATACTATATAATAGACAATGACGTATAAGTCATTTAACTTAAAGGAAGTAAACAATGAAAAAAATTGCACTAGCAACTTTATTGGCAGTGGCTGTAGGTTCAGCTTCAGCAGTTGAACTTGGTCTAACCACGCAACGTGACTATAGCCAAACTCCGAACCGCAATGGTTTTGGTATTACACTAGGTCAAAAATATGACAAAGTAAGTGTAACAGGCGGATTTGAGCGTTATACTCAAGATTCAAACGATATGAATCGTTATAGCCTAGTAGGCGGTTATGACATTGCTAAGGTTGGTGATCTTACAATCACTCCAAAGGCTGGTGTTGCCTTTATCGACCCAACAACTACCAGCAGTGGTTGGCAAGGTTCCGTTGGCGTAGGTGCCAGCTATGCTGTAACTAAGACTGTTGCTTTGACAGCAGACTACCGTTATCAATCAGCTTTCCAAAGTCGTGTTAACAACTTTGATGGCAATGTGATCAGCGCAGGTATCAAAGTAGGTTTCTAATTTTAATTAGTCTATAAAAGGAGCCTCCGAGCTCCTTTTCTTAATAGAAACAATCTATTGCCAACATTTAAAAATATTCATAAAAAACCTATTGATTTTACAGATACATAGGATATATAATAAGCATAGTTATTACACAGACAAGGAGAAATGTATGACTGAGAAAATCAAAGGTACACGTACCGAAGAAAATTTGAAAGCTGCCTTTTCAGGCGAATCGCAGGCGAATCGCAGATACTTGTATTTTGCGAACATGGCTGACGTGGCCGGAGACAACGATATCGCTGCATTGTTTCGCAGCACAGCAGAAGGTGAAACCGGACACGCACACGGCCACATGGAATTTCTGATTGAAGGCGGTGCAGGTGATCCAGGCACAGGTATGAGTGCTAAAACCACTACCGAAGCTCTGGAATCAGCTATTCACGGTGAAACACATGAATACACTGACATGTATCCTGGTATGGCCAAGACTGCTCGTGACGAAGGGTTTGACGAAGTAGCTGATTGGTTTGAAACACTGGCCAAAGCAGAACGAAGCCATGCCAATCGTTTTACCAAGGCATTGACAGCACATAAAGCAGAACAATAAATTCATGTTGTCTGCAGAACCCGCTTCGGCGGGTTTTCTTTTCTTGGTATTCTAGTTAGGTTAAATATTGTGAGGAATAAAAAATGTTAGAAACTTGTTGTGATATTTTAGTAGACGCTTACAAGCGTAATTGGATTACCAGCCGTGATGGTAACATTTCTATTCGACATCACGACCGTGATCACTTTTATGTAACACCCAGCGGTGTGCGTAAACAGAACATGCAACCAGAGATGTTCAAGAAGATTAAAATCTGGAAAACAATTAACAGTGGTAGTGGTAGTGCTTTTAACTATAATTGGGAAGTCATTGAACAAACAGACTTATCAGGCAACTTGGAACCTAGTGGCGAGATGCCTTTGCATTTTGGCTTACAAAAAGAATTGGGACAGCACAAAGACGATGTGCGTGTGGTAGTGCATGTGCATCCAACATACTGTATTGCGGCCATGCATGCCGGCATTGACTTGGGCACTGTTAGCGATTCGTTTCCAGAACTCAATCGCTACACAAAGGTGGCACACAATGTGGGAGATGTTGCTCCTATCAGTGAAGAATTAGGCGAAGCATGTCATCACAACTTAGGACTCGACCGTGAAGGCAACATCAAGTTTGACATAGTGGGAATCAAAGGACACGGTGTGGTAGCCATTGGCAACACCCCATGGCGTGCCTACGAACATATTGAACGATTAGAGCATATCTGTAAGATCGTCCTTGCATCAGGAAAATATTGATATTTTGGACTGACACTACTTGACATACTGCTATAAGATGCTATAATTTATATTTTAATATCTGGATAGGACTGATATGTTTAGTGTACTCAAATTCTGTTGGTTGATAAGCCGTTCTTCGTGGGACATCATGAATCCCAATCTAAATCCTCTACGCCATGCACCTGTGTATGTCAAATACTTTCTCAGCATCCTACTAGGTTGTTTTTGGAGTCTAGCATTTGGTCTTTACATAGGCGAACTGCTGACCATTGGTTATAACATGCTAGGACACATTGCTATCATCAGCATGGTGTTTGCTACTTGGGGAGTGTTTCGTTCAGTGGAGAATACCTACAAGCCACGCACAGGTGTCAACTGGTTGCGAGCACCGGATTATTCCAGTCGTTGCGATGAACTCACCGAAGATCAACGTCTGGCTGGTGTGACTCGTACTGATGAGATGCTGAGCCGTTGAAAGGTAAGAAATGGACAAAGAGAATAAAGAACCTGAACGAGATCCAGTGGAAGCAGTGGTCAAACACATACATATTGTGTTGCCCATTGTAGGAGCAGTGCTGATGTTCATGCTGGCTTTCATTGCCATCACTATGGCTTAAACATAAGTAAATGTATATTTTTAAAAAGGAAAATTGTATGAAAATCTTAATAGCATTGGCACTGATGTGCAGTTTATCTGCCACTGCCATGGCGCAAGATGCAGCTACTGGCAAGGCCAAATATGCCACCTGCGTATCCTGTCATGGTGCCCAAGGTCAAGGCGGAGCAGGTCCAAAACTACAGGGTCAGAAATCTGAGGCCATTGTGAAGAAACTCACTGCCTATAAAAACAAGCAACAACTTGGACCTCAAAGTGCTCTCATGTGGGGCATGGCTGGGGCACTCACTCCTGATGACATCAAAAATATTGCCGCATACACAGCCACATTGAAGTGAACTTGATCAAATGGTTGTGCTTTGGTATCATGCTGGCAGGTGCTGTGGTAGTGAGTCTACAACTAGATCCTATTCTGGGTATTGAACTGTTGTTCATAGGTAACACAGCATGGTTGGGAACTGCGGTGTATCACAAGGATTGGCCCAGCGCCGCTAATTTTGCCATGTTGGCCACGGTGTGGTTAATTGGTTGCATTAAATATTATATAGGATAACGATAATAAATAAAGTACAGGAGGACACAACCATGAAACAGCAAAAGCTATTAGCCAAACTGTACAGGGCTTGCGTCGACCATGATACAGAAACGGTTTCCGAACTGCGTAAAAAAGAGTTCGCTAAGATACTGAAACACAAGGCCGAAGGCAAATCATTTACACGTAAATGGACCTTGGTACAGATTTAACACAACTGTAATATTACACACACCATGCTACGATAAATACTGCTATGCAGAAAACTTATCGTAGCATTTTTATTTCTGACGTACACTTAGGCACACGAGACTGTCAAGCAGACAAGCTCAACAACTTCCTCAAACACAATTCATGTGACACGCTGTATCTCGTAGGAGATATCATCGATGCGTGGAAGATACAACAAAACAAATGGCGCTGGAAACAGAGCCATACCAACGTGGTTCGCAGAGTTCTTGGTCATGCCAAACGTGGTACCCGTGTGGTATTCATAGCAGGTAATCACGATGAGTTCTTGCGTCCAATGATACCCTATGGTTTCTCATTTGGTCTTATTGAAATACAAAATCAAACAGAACACATAGGTGCAGATGGCAAACACTATTTGGTAGTACACGGAGACTTGTTTGATGGCATTACTAGACTAGCACCGTGGATAGCATTCCTAGGAGACAAAGCATATGACATTGTTCTTACACTCAACAATAAGTTTAATTGGATTCGTCGCCGCATGGGTTTTGGGTACTTTAGCCTTAGCAAGTATCTTAAGTACAAGGTTAAAAAAGCAGTAGACTTTGTGTTCAAGTTTGAAGAGAACTTGGCTAACTACTGCAAGAAACGTGGCTTTGATGGTGTCATCTGTGGACACATACACCACGCAGAGATCAAAGAAATCAACGGCGTCGCATATATGAATGACGGAGACTGGGTCGAGTCATGCACAGCACTTGTGGAACATCACGATGGCCGTTGGGAAATTGTAACATGGACCAAACAGAATGACAAAGACGATACTTATAATAACTGATAACCTACCGGAGCAGATCAATGGCGTTGTCACAACTTACACGAACATCGAGGCTTGTGCGGTTCTGGATGGTTATCACGTTGTTTACATTACTCCCCGGGACTTCCGCCACTTTGATTGTCCTGGCTACAACCAAGTCAAGATTGCCCTGCCCTGGCAGATGGGCAAGAAGATTGAGGCGGTCGGTGCGGATTATTACCATATCGCCACAGAAGGTCCTGTTGGTCTGTCTGCTAGAAAATATCTTTCAAAACATAATCTTCGCTACAATACTGCTTATCATACTAAGTTCCCTGAAGGACTTAGAGCCCTATTTGGAATCCCTGAGGCTCTTACTTGGCCTTTAGTGCGATGGTTCCACAAACACGCAGGCCGGGTGTTGACCACTACAGATACCATGGTTCAAGAGTTACAGGCACATGGATTTGATGGCGAAGTTATTTCCTGGACACGTGGAGTTGACCGAAGCGTATTCCATCCAGCACACAGAGTAGAAACTGTCAGCAGGTATCTGTTGTGCGTTAGCAGAGTCAGCAAAGAAAAGAATCTAGAAGCATTTTTTGAATTAGATTACCCCGGATACCTCAAAGTCATGGTAGGAGATGGCCCCATGCTGGAGACCTACAAGAAACAATACCCTGATGTGCATTTCACGGGATTCAAGACCGGAGAAGATCTGGCCCGCTACTATGCCAATGCTGAAGTGTTTGTGTTTCCCAGCCGGTGGGAGACATTTGGTATTGTGATGATTGAAGCCATGGCCTGCGGAACTCCTGTAGCTGCTTATAATTGCCAGGGCCCGAAAGATGTCATTGACCAGGGTGTTACAGGATTTATGGCTGAGGAGAGCGAAGGGTTAACTACGGCAATTGATAAATGTTTGAAAATCGATAGAAAAGATGTATATAGAGTAAGCCAACGGTGGACCTGGGAAAAGGCCTGGAAAATATTCCGTGACAATCTAGTAGCTGTAAAATCTTTGTAATCGAATATCACTTAAATAACCATGTGCCACAAGCACACCAATCACAAGGAGCTCAAAATGAAACTTGAAATGACAGTACACGGGTTGAATGTTAGTTTAGAATTGGATGATAGTGCATACAACGGCTTGGAGATTTTACAACAGGTGAAAGATCTAGTTGACGAACTATCAGCATACGACAAAGTTATGTTGTCAGTAGTATCAATACCAGATGATGAAGACTCTGAAGAAGATTACGATGAAAATTACGAAGAAATGTCAGAAGAAGAACACGTTGCTCAAGCAGCATGGCCTTTTCCAGAAGGTGGACTAGATGATCAAGGTACAGAAATAGTTGCTTTCGTTGAACCAGAACAAAAAATAGTTTAATAAGTTAAATCGGGTACAAGATAAGGTATCGCTGGAATTCGTAACCAGCACTGAGCTCACTTCGGTGAGCTTTTTCTTGACTTATGTATTAAGTATGTTATAATATATTTTATGATTAATATTTTTGGAAAACTTATGTTGGAATGTTTGATTCTAGGCGACAGCCTTGCAGTGGGTGTGGGACAGGTTCGTACCGAATGTGTTACTCGTGCCAAGAGTGGTATCAACAGTTATGACTATGTGAACCGTTACCTATTGCACACTAAAGGTGATACTCAAGCCAAACACGTCATTATCAGCCTAGGATCAAACGACACAGCAAAAATAAACACCTTTGAAGAATTGGATACACTGCGTCAATTGGTTCAAGCAGATCGAGTCTACTGGATCCTGCCAGCCATCAAAGAAGAAAAACGCAAGGCTGTTTGGGCCGTGGCCAACAAGTATCATGATCATGTCATCGAAACTCGCAATCACGATCTGAGCCCAGATCGCGTACATCCTACGGGCAAGGGTTATAAAACTATTTCTAATCAAACAAAATGAACATTCTAGTAACAGGCGGTCTAGGACTTATTGGTCATAATGTAGTTCGACGACTACAGGCACAGGGTCACACAGTGAGTATCATTGATACAAAAACCAATTATGATATTATTCCTCAGGAAGAAATTGATCATCTCATAGCACAACGTTCACAGGGACTAGACTTGACAAAATACTATTGTCTTGACATTGTGAACAAGTGGACCATAGAGTCATGCTTCAGCGTTGACAAGCCCGAAATAGTCATTCACATGGCCAGCTTCCCCCGACAGAAGGTGGTAAATGCTCACCCAGGCCGAGGCAGTCGAACCATGTCAGAAGGACTGTTGAATTTGCTGGACCATAGTAACACACATGGAGTTCGAAAGTTTATCTATATTTCCAGTTCCATGGTCTACGGTGATTTCAAAGATGATGTCACAGAAGATGCAGAGTGCCGCCCTCAGGGTCAATATGGTATTCTCAAACTGGCAGGAGAATGGTTGGTCAAAGATTACGCTCGTCGTACCAATCTTGCCTATACCATCATACGTCCCAGTGCAGTCTACGGTCCTCTTGATGTAGAAGACCGTGTGATCAGCAAGTTCATTCTCAATGCCATGCGAGGTATTCCACTCAAGGTAAATGGTGCTGGCGAAACACTAGACTTTACCTATGTAGACGATGCTGCCGATGGAATCGTTGCTGCCGCTCTTTCTGATCGCACAGACAACAAGACCTACAATATTACCAAAAGCCACAGCCACAGTTTGTTAGACGCTGCTAATCTAGCAGTCAAAGTTGCAGGTAAGGGTGAAATCATCGTAGGTAATCGTGATTTGGATTTTCCCAGCAGAGGTGCTCTAAACATTGATGCTGCTCGCAGAGATTTTGGATTTGATCCAAAAGTTGATGTAGCTGAGGGTTTCCAAAATTACTATGATTGGTTGAAAAACGATCCCTATTTTGGTGTTGACAAACACTGACAAAGACGTTATACTGTGTGTACAGTAAATTTTTAGGAGTTCTATTTTGAGTATGCATTTAGAAGGTCCGTGGCTTAGCACCACAGGCAAGCGAAAAGGTAAAAAGAAATTTGCTTCTGCAGAACATGCCCGCAAGGCTCGTGAATTAGACGAATCGTGGAAAGAGTTACTCAAAAGGCAAGGCGTTGAGCAAGAAGAAAGAAAACGTTCTCGCGGTTTGAGTGCTCCTAGTTTGAGTAGCAGTTACAGTTTGACAATACCAGAAGGCCGCAATACCACTGCACACATCAAAAGTGTGGACACAGGTGGTAATGCCACACTCAAACCTGCCAAAGTGTATACAGGAACCAAAGTCAAAGGCATTGCTACAATGCACAAAAGCAATGCCGTGCCAGTATTCAGCGACGAAGAAGCCGTTGATATTGCCAGAATGCGTCGATAATCGCCGGTTTTAGTCTATGAATCCAAAATATCGACTATATATTAAACGTTTCGCAAAGAAACTAAGATAGTAGAACCAAAGTATGTCAAAAGCTGAAACGGTTCCGCGGGTCTTGGCCAATGAGAAACCCGTATTTTCGGGAAGCCAAGGGTCGCCAAAGGCACACAATGTTATGAGCATGTGCGTCCAATGGAGACAACTACACGAAAGTAGGGTTCTTTCAGAGCCTCGTGAAGTTAACTCCCTTTATGTAATGTGATCTATGGTTTTGGATCGCACCAAGTTTAAGGAGGACTTATGGAAAAGTCAATTAAAGTAGTATCCTATATACTAGGATTAATCGCTGTGGCATGGCTAGTTACGACCATGACCACTGCCAAGTTTCAACAACTGAGAGAGCAGAATGGTGCCTACAGCAAGGACGTGGTTTCAATACAAACACGTGAAAAACAGTTGGATTGTTTGGCCATCAACATTTACCGTGAAGCAGGGCACGAGCCCTTTGAAGGTAAAGTAGCAGTAGCGCAGGTAACTATGAATCGGGTAGCCGCTGGTAAATTCGGCAACGATGTCTGCGGAGTAGTGTATCAAAAAAATGTTTTTATGGAAAAAGTCGTATGTCAATTCTCATGGGCATGTGACGCAGTACATAGAAACAGACCGATAAACAAGGAAGCCTATAATGAAAGCTATGAAGTCGCCAAAAAAGTTCTTTTGGAAGGATTTAGATTATCTATTCTCAAAGATGCTTTGTTTTATCATGCCACCTACGTTAACCCGAGATGGCAGCTAGATAAAATAGGTCAAATTGGACAACACATTTTTTACAAACAGAAAGGAACCAAAATATGATCGACATCAATCAAGTCAAGACATTTGTTCAAACCAAAATCTCTGCAATCTCAGCAGAAACATTTGGTTGGCTCGCGGCCATTGTTCTACACTCTGCTACTGTGCCTAGCATGTTAGCAGTAATGGCAGGACTCACTGATAGACTGCCGGGCGTGGATCTAGTGCTGTTGGTTTGGACAGGGTTAACTCTGTTGTTTGTCAAAGCCACAATCCAAAAAGACATGTTGAACATTGTCACTATCGGATTTGGATTCATTGTCCAGGCTGTACTGATGGCCCTGATATTCTTCAAATAAATTGGTAAGGCACCCGGTTGACTTTGGTCGGCTGTGGTGCTATACTATTGTTATCGTTACACACACAGAAAGGCACACGATGAAAAAGGCAATTTTAGTAGGCTTATTGGCAGCAGCCGTTACAGGTTGTTCTTCAATGAAAGACATTCCGGATCGTAAAACCTACGCACAGCCGGATTGGTATCAGAGTTGCGCACAGGAAGGCGTCAAGGGTTGGTTCTGGTGGAAGGAAGACATGGTCTATTCTTGCGGTGCAGGCGAGTCAGCATATGCTCAGGCTGCTGAAGAACAGATGGATGCCATTGCTATGAACAACTTTGCAAAACGCATCAACGGTACAGTTAACAGTGAAACTGTGATTGACATTGTCAATGACAAGAAAACCACTCGTACTATGATTTCTTACAAGGTTCAAGATACTTCTATCCGCAAACATGTAAAAACCGAAAAAGGTCATTTTACCATGAACGGACGTCATTACACTTATGCTCGTCATGAAATGAAGAAAGAGGTGTTTGAGCAGTTGATCGCCGAAGCCAAACAAGCCAAGGCACAATGATGCGAGCCCTTGCTATCGCAGTGGTACCTACATTCCTGTTAGCACTTGTTTTGGCGCTAACAGGATGTGGCTCAGCTCCCAAGATGCAGGCACAGAAACCTCAGTACTGTCATACCAGTCAAACCATCAAGACACAGAATGGTGAACGTGTAAACAGTGAAACTTTGGTTGAATGCACTGACGATCAATTCAAACGGCTCACTGCTGTGAGAATGGGCATGGCTGGACATTGTGGTATCGCAAATAGAACTGTTCAATCTGGAGATAAACTTGTCAACATCCAAATCAAAAGCTGTCAGATTCTTGACCACAACGGTGCTGTTGTTGGTTATGAATACGTCCACTAACGCACAGACCGTCAACATAGAAAATCCCAAATTCTATACCG